ATGTATTTAATTGCCTTTCAACTTCATAAATTGGCTGCAAATATTCCCTTTTTAAATCATTATTTATTGGTTTTAATTGCTTCGGTGCAATTTTTAAAGTTGAAATATTTTCAATTCCTTGCGAAACTCCTAAATAATTAAATCTTTGAGAATTTAAAAATTCGTTATTTATGCTTTTTAATCTTGTTGTTATTAATTCACGAATATTTAAAGGCGGATTTAATGATGTATTTAATGAAATAATATTTTCTTTTACTGAATTATCAAATACATTTGAATTTTCTACAACATACCATTTCCCATAAGATTGAAAAATTCTCATATTGTAGTTTGAAAGCAATAAACTTAATTGATTCTTTGCCTTATATAAATCAAATCCGTTTGTTAACTCAAAAATATAGTTTGAAAAACTTGTTACGTTTGGATATTTTACATAGGTAACAACAGAATCAATTGTTTGTTTAAATTTTAAATCATTTATAAAAATAATATCCAAATCCAAATCTAAATTTTGCAATATTTTTGAAATTCTCTCAATATCTGAAGTTGAGTTTCCGCTCAAAATATCATCATCAGCCGAAATTGGTGCAACATAGTTATCTAAAGTTCCCAATCCATCAAATGCATTTAATGAAATACTAAAAGGGAATGAACTCATTTGTTCTTTGTATCTGTCGACTACTAAATATCCAATCCAATAATCCGCCCAAATATTAACTTTTTCATCAGTTATAGTGCTTGAAACACAACCTAAAGATTCAACCCTTCCGTTGTCATTATTAACGCGCTCATTGTAATATGTTGATGTTGTGTAAAAATCACCTAAAAATGAATCAATACATTCTAATGATTCATAAATTCCGCCATCTGCAACAACTCTATCGGAAAATGTTTCTGAAATACTTTTTGAATATGAAACCTTTATTTTATATTCCCTTTCATCAAATCGATAAAAATCATCATATTGAATTTCATCGGTAACAAGTAAATTTAATTTACAACTTGAACCAATTAACGGTTTATAAAAATCATCTGAAGAATTCCATTTAATTACAACCGGTTCAGCGCCGCCAATCATAGGCAAAATTTCGCCGGTATAATCTTTTTTTAATATTTCAACTTTTTTTCCATATCCTAAAACATCGGAAAATTCTAATCTATATTTTACGCCGTATGCCATTTTTTTGTTTTATTAAAATAATCTGTCGGCCGTTTCTTGCGCCCTTTGAATTGCAATCAATAAATCTTGCCCTTCCAATCTAATTTGTCCGCCTACATTTATATTTTGTGAACCGCCTGAATTTCCTATCATCCCTTGTAATTTATTTAATGGCGCTATAACTTCCGGATTTGATTTTGCACCCGGATATTCACCAACCAATCCCATTGTTGGGCCTGAAACGATTCCACCGTCTGCAAATTTTGCAAAACTTCCACTAATTAAAGCGGTTGCACCGGCTAATAATGCCGGTAATACAAAAGCGGCTGCCGGGCCAAATGATGCTGCCGTTTGTGTCGCTGCGGTTGATGCTCCGGATAAAGCAATTTTTAAATTACTTGAAACTACTTTTAAAGCATCTTTTGCTAATGTTCCAACAAATGCACCCATTGCAGATTGTGCACCGCCAAACATATTGGTAATTGCACCACCAATTGCGCCAAAAGAATTATCAATCGCAGAACCTATTCGTTGCATTCTTTGAGAGGCCTCTTCTTGCGCCATCATAAATCCTAAAAAACGTTGTTTTTTACCCTCGTAATCTTGGGTTTCTAATTGTGCGTTTGCAGCGTTGTTTTCTAATATTTTAACGGTTTCCGCTTCATTCATAACGTCCTGAATTCCCGCCATTTCCAAAGAATTACCAACAACGGCTTCCCTTCTTTTCGCTTGTCCGTCTGTTAAAACTTGTAAAAGTTCTGTATTTTTCTTTTTTTCTGTTTCAACTTCTGAATTATCGGAAGTAGTCGCAGAAGCTTCTAAGGCCTTTGCCGTTGCTTTTATGGCTTTTTCTTTTTGCTTTAAAGCTAAAATTTCTTCTTTTAAAATTTCTACATTTTTTAAAGTTTGCCCGCCATAGCCTTCAGCTATTTTTTGTTGTTCAGAAGCTAATTTTTTTCTTTTTTCTGCAATCTTTTCTTCAATTTCTCCAATTGTTAAAGATTCTTTTAATGCATCTTTTTGTGCCTTTGTGTAGGAATATATAGCGATTCCAATTGCAGCAATAGCAGCCGCAACGGCTAAAATTGGGTTTGCAATCATTGCCGCAGTTAATAATCTAAAACCTGATGCAACAATAGGTAACAAAGGGCCTAATGCAGAAAGTCCAACCGCTAATTTTCCAAAAATTATAATCAACGGGCCGGCTATTGCTAAAATTCCGGCAAATCCTACAATTGCATTTTGCATTGTTGGCGATAATGATTTAAATTTATCTGACATATTTGTCAAAAAACCCGCTATTTTTTCAACCGCCGGAACCAATGCAACCAAAATAACATTTCCCACCTCAATTAAAGACGCTTTCATTGCATTCAATGATTTTGTCATTTTAAAAGACGCTGATTTTGATGTTTTTTCAAACGCTTCATCAGTCGCGCCCATTGATTTGGTTAATGAATCGAAAATTTGTCTATTGCTTTCTAATCCCGCACCCGTTAAATCCAAAACCCCTTTTAATGCTCTAATGTTTGGAAATATTGCCGTTGTATCTTGGCCGGTTTGTTTTAATCCGTTTTGTAACATTTCCAAGGTTGCCAAAAGACCTTGTTCACTTAATGATTTTTGAACGCTTTCAGTTGACATTCCCATTTTTTGGAATGCCATTTCCGCATCAGTTGTTGGCTTCTTTAAAGACGCTAATATTGCGTTTAATTGCGTTGCACCTTCAGCGGCATTTGTTCCCGTTCTCGACATTGCAGCCATTGCCGCAGCAACTTCATCAAATCGAACCCCCATATTGGAAGCAATAGGAATTACGCCTCCCATTGCGCCCGCTAATTGTGAAGCCTCTAATTTACCTTCACGAACCGCCGCCGTTAATATATCGGTTGCACCCGAAGCGCTTAAATTTTCTTCACCGTATGCATTTAATGCTGAAGTAGATAAATCAGCAATTGTTTTTGTTTCACCTAATCCAACCGCGGCCGCTTTTAAAGACGCTTCTAACACGCCCATTGCTTTTTCACCACGTAAACCCGCGGAAGTTATAAAGAACAACGCTTCAGCGGCTTCATTTGCGCTTTTACCGGTATCAACTGCCATTCTTTTAGCAGCATCACCCATTTTAGCAACCTCATCGGCACCAACCCCAACAAGGGCCGTTATTGAAGTCATAGATTTATCAAAATCAAACGCCATTTTAAGCGATGCGGCACCAACCGCAACCAATGGCAAAGTCAATCTTGTTGTCATTGATTTTCCAACGTTTTGCATCTTTGAGCCGAACGCTGAAAGTTTTGAACTTGCCGAAGATAATGCCGAATTTAACTTTGAACTATCACCGGAAATGTTAACTTTTAATTCTTGTTGTGCCATAATATTATTAAAAATGTAGTTAGACAAAAATACAAAAAAAAAGACGCTTTTATTTAAACGTCTTTTTATTGGTCATTGCATTATATTTATCCAAAAATGATTTCATTTCTTCAGGTGTGGATTTTGGTTCTGAACGTTTCTTTTTTCTTTGAACATCTGAAGGTAATTCAAATAATTGTTCAGGTTTTAGCATTTGTGATTTCTTTTGACAATTAACATTGTAAACCATAACGGCCAAATATCGCGTTTGCTCCCAATTTAAATTGATTTTATTATGGTAAGATTCAGCAATTAAACCATTTTCCCGCCACGTTTGCCGCCAAAAATCATCAGGCAAAACACCGATTTGCCCAATATAATAATCGGTTAAAGTTTCAAAATTTACTATTTCTTTGACGGCTTCGGCTTTGCCGGAATCTTTGAATCATTATTTAATGCATTACCTAAAATTTTAGATTGTGCCATTGTTTCAACGATTTGATTTATTGTTTCGGCGCTTATATCATCCAACCACGTACCCGCAGAATATAAAGTATAATCAACGTCATTTCCCTTTTCCAAGTCGTTTGCTAAAACTGCTGAATAAATTAAGGCCCGTAAACCGTTTAATGAAATACCGGATTCAAATACCGTTCCGATTTCCTGAAGTGAAATGCCCATTTGTTCGGTAAATTCCGCCCAAAAGTTCATCGAAAAATGTAAAGTCTTTTTTTTGCCCTCAATGGTTATATCAATATAACCCCTTTTTTTGTTTGTCATTATTTAAAAGATTTGATTAATAAAAATAAAAAGGCAGCGCATTAAATACGATGCCTTTTAATATGTAAAAACTAAATTAAATTTAGTTTGATGATTTTACTATTGCACCGGTTAAAGTGATTGAACCTGAATAAGAAACCGCAGATTCCATTTCAGCGCTCATTTCAACACTTGAAAGAAAACCTTCAGCAGTAAAAATTGCATCACCCGCTTCAGCAGTTCCAAAAACGCAAGTTAATTGAGTACGTGCTAAAAGAAAATCAGCCATTTCGATTGCATTTGATGCATCATCATAAGCGATTAAACCTTCAAAAGATAATTCGCCGCCTTTTACGCCGCCAATATATTCTGAAAATCCGTTTGAATCTTTTGTTGTTGCTTCAGGTGTGTCCATTGACAAAGAAAGTGAACAACTTGTTGTGTGCCCAACTGTTGCGCCCTCAACTTGTAGGATTAAATTTGTTCCGTTAAAAACTCCGGTTGTAGCCATTTATTTATTATTTTAATTGTTATTTAATTTTTTGTAAATATACTAAATATTTATTTATTTTATTTTTTAGAATTTTAAAGAATCGTAATTCAATCCAAAAAAAGCGTGAACACCATCTCCATCAATATTAACACTTTTAGATTTCCAACCATAAGGATGGTCAATAGTACCATCTTCATCAGCTTCTAATCCAACCCATAAAACATCAACGTGCCAATTAGTAGAAAATATTGGTGCAACTATTTCATTACAATCTTCGTCATATTCTCCATCTTGTAATATTATATTGCCCAATTCAACTACTGTATGCTTGTGTGTTGGATATTCGTTTCCATCTTCATCTGTTGCAGTTCCTAAAGCATTAATCTTTGTTTGTGCTTGTTCTTTATTGTCAAATTGGTATTTTCCTATTTTCATAATTATATTGTTGTTAATGCGATTAATTCTGCATCTGTTAAAACCTCATCAAAGTATTGAACTTGTTTTGCGTTACCATAGAAAATTTGTGTACTATTACCAATATCAAATCTTAAAGTACTCCAATCTGAAACAGTATCTAAAACAAAAGGAATAGATAAAGGGTTTCTTAAAGTACCATTAACGTATAATTTTAAAGAGCCTTGTTGATAAAGTAAAGCTACTTTCATATTATCTTTAACATTTGGTAATGTATAATTTATTTGGTAAGTAATACCATTGGTACTATTTACATAAATTCCTTGAACTTGTCCACTACCATACCTAACTGTTATAATTTGCGTAAACGCTGCATCTGTTATAGAAATTGATTTTACACCTTGTGTGCTAAAAGTACTAATTTCTGCCATTAAAACACCCTCTGAACCAAAAGTATTAGTATCTCCCGAACCAATAGCAGTTTCTGCTGAACGAGTTACTGCTGATGTTGTAGTTAGAATTACAGAGGTTTCAAAACTTCCGATTTCGCATTGACCACCCCAAAAATATAAAGAAACTGCACTTGTTGGTAAAAATCCTTGATTAAAATTTGCAGACGCAGAGTTTACAATATAAAAACGCATAAACGTAGAAGCAAAACCCGTATTATCTACTGCAACTGAAATACGATACCAATCATTCGGCAATTTTTCTATCTTTGGATTTGGCATTGCTGAACCGTTTGTGCCTACTGTTCCGTTTTGAATATCAAAATTTGCGTAAGCTAAAGGATTTCCCGCATTCGTTACTTGTATAAAGTTAGCATCTATATTTTTAACGTAAGCCGAAATTGTAACATCATTCTCGCCAATAGCAAAGATTTGTTGAAACCAATGAGTGTTGTTTGTTAAAGTAACTGCTACTTTACTTGCGTTTAGTGTGCCATCGGGCGAAATGGTTTGATTTGCAAATTTTGAAACTTGTCCACTTTGCCAAACATTACTCGATAAATCGTTACTCCATACTACTAAATTTTCCCTATCATCCTCTAATAATAAACTCGGGCAACCATTTACAACCCCATCAATTAAAGGATAGTTTAATCTTGGAACGTCCGTTGCAACTGTTTCGATTAATCCGCTTGAATTAATCCTTGTTGCAGAACTTGCCCTTGTAAAATCAAAGTCGCCAACTCCATCCGTAGGTAATACGCTATAAATTTTCCCCGCTTTATATCCGGAAGGAATTAATGCTAATTTTGGTATAATTGCCATATTGTTTAATTTATCATTTTTAAATATTCATTCATTACGCAATCCCTACTTTCAACATTACCACTATCATCTCGAACTCGGTCTGAATAATCCATTGCAAAACTAACTGATTTAAAAGTGTTTTGAGTGTTTATAATATCTTGTGTTTTATCAACCTTTAAATTTAAAGCTGATTGCGTAGCCGTTGAAATAGGTTTGTTTAAATCGCTTGTATTGTTTACGTTTGGTAATTCTATTGTAACGTGGTTAATATCTGAAACCTTTGCGTTGTTTGTTGTTATATCACTCGCTTGTTGAGTAGTGATTCCAACTTTTGCGTTGTTTGTTGTTATATCGTTGGCTTGCGCAGTTGTAATTCCAACTTTGGAATTGTTTGCTATTATATCACTTGCTTGCTGAACTGTAATTCCAACTTTGCTTGTGTTAGCAACTACATCACTATTAGCTGAAACTAAAGCATCAGTATATCCAACTTTTCCGTTATTTGCAACAATATCATTAGTTTGCGAAGTAGTGATTCCAACCTTTGCGTTGTTGGTAACAATATCACTCGCTTGTTGTGTTGTGATACCTACTTTTGAAGTATTAGCAACTACACTTGTATTATTTGATACTAAAGTTTCAGTATATCCAACTTTATTATTATTAGTAACAATATCGCTTGTTTGTTGTGTTGTAATACCAACTTTAACATCATTTAAAGCAACCCTTACATCTAAATTATCAATATTAGATTGCAAAGTGTTATCATTCGTTAACCTTGTCGAAGATTCTGTATTTAAATTGTCCTGAATTATATTATCATTAGCCAATCTTGTTGCTGCTTCGGTATCGATATTTGACTGTAAAGCATTATCGGCGTTTAACCTTGTTGTTGCCTCTGAATCAATATTTGACTGTAATAAATTATCCGCATCAATTCTCGCTTGCGTTTCTGTATTTAATACTTGATTTGTAGCATCTGAAACGGGTTTGTTTGCGTCTGAAGTATTATCAACATTAAATAATTCTAATGTAACGTGATTAATATCTGAAACCTTTTGGGTATTGGCAATAATTTGATTTGCTTGGTCAACTGTTATTCCGGTCGTTGTAACCTGAACCGTTATTTCTTGCGGGTAATCTTCAATTATTACTGTAATATTATCCATTTGTTACGTCTTGAATTACTTTAATTGTGCCTTGTATGTATGTTCTTACAACTCCATTTGTAAACGTCATTTGTACATCGAAATAATAAGTATCAGGCGCCCAATCAATTAAAAAAGGGTCTATTGAGAAAACACCATTAACGGCATCGGATATTGTTACACCGTTTCCATCGGTAATTTCTTTTTGAACACCACCTATTTTTGAATTATATCGAAATTGAACCTTAATACTAACACCGGTTAAATCAATTGGTGAATTATCTTCTGTATTTAAAAGCGTAAATTGCACCCCGTCATAAGTATCGCCTCTATATTGGTTGTCTATTTGAACTATTGCCGCTACACTCATTTTTTTATTTTATTTTTAATTATAGCAAAAATACAAAAAGTTATGTAACTGAAAATTGAATCTAAATTATAAGTAAATATTTACTTTTTCCAACTCTTTACAATTTTTTCAGCCGAACGAGCGCCAAAATACCCACCATAAACCAAAAGCAATAATGAACTTAATAAATCAATCCACTTTTCGCTGATTTTAAAGCCTTCTAAAGAACTATCAAGTATTATGTAGATAAATAGGGTTAAAGTTAAAAATGCAAGCGTTAAAGGCCTTATATTTTGCGTTAAAAAACTATCTGTATTATTGTCGGATTCCCAACGTTTAGAAACTTCATTCATTTCCAACATATCCATTTCCAATTCCTTTAATAATAATTCTTTATCTTTTGAATTAATACTATCATCGTTTTTAATTTTATTTGCCAACGATTCTAATGATTTAATCCCGGAAATATTACCGGCAATTGTAAGAATTTCAGGCGCAACATTTTTTCCTTGTTTAACCAACCAACGCAATGCATCGCCAATTCGTGTTGTTCCTTTTTTATCTTTATAATCGCCCATAATTATTTTTTTAAACCCCACCGGGCCTTTGTTCCTCTTATATCAACGTGCGTAAATGAATTATAACGGCCCAATCCGCCCATTTTAAATAAATTCTTTTCCATTAATTTACTAACTGCATCCGCTACATCATTAGGTGATAATTGAAACACTTGTAAATCCGCTGCTTTACCAAATAAATGCTGCGAATTTTTAACGCCATTAACACTTTTGTTTTTTGATTCACAACGAAATGCATTTGTTATTTTAATAGGCATATTTAAAAAATCTCTTAAAACTTGTAAATTATCAGCCAATTCAATAATATTTGGTTTTACATCTTCAGGCATTTTGCATCCGCAATTGCATTCAAATTCAGACATTGAAAAATTACAAGTTAATTTCATTTATTTTTCTTTTTCTTTTAACTTTTTATTTTTATATGATTCAATTATTTTTTGAAAAGTATATGTAATAGAAGCTAATAAAAGTATAATTTTTAAACCGTTTTCAACTTCGGAAAAACTTATTCCAAAAGTTAAGGCATTTATAAGGGCTAATTTCAAATCGTTATTACTCATTTTTAGGGTTTTAAAATAGTGATAAAACTGTTATTAAAATATTTTCAACCGTTGCGTTGCATCCGGCCTTATTTACTTTAACTTGAATTTTACAACCACTTGCCAATTCAGATTGTTTTGTGAATATTTGCGTAGTTCTCGAATAACGAACTAACTCGTTATTATCTGCGATATTATCGTGCATAAATTCAATTGATTTACCACTATCAGGAAAATACAAACGTGCATCTAAACGCGTATTTGATGCGCCCGCAGTAATATCAAAATCATTTCTTACCATTAAAACTTTACCAACTCCAATTTCTGAAAAATCAACTGAATTGCTTGTTGAATTCCATAAATCACCGGTAACAAATGGCGGTTTATATATTGTTATTGTGTCCGCTCCCGCTTTATCGTTTGTTAAATCTGTCCAAACATTTTGCGTTAAACTTATTGGCGTAACTGAAGTTGTTGCATCTGCATAATCGGCCCATCCGCCTTTTAAATCGTATAAAGTATTTACTGATTCTTTTATTTCGTTTACGTCTGAAGCGGTTATTTTATTAACATCCGGTAAAGATGAAATTTGATTATCAACTTTATTTGTATAAATAATTTTAGCCATAGTTTTAATTTTTAAGATTGTAATTCATTTTGTAATTGACTTTGTAAGCCGCCTATTGGATTTATTTGTTCAATTTTATTTGATATTTCAATTACGGCCCTAAAATATGTATAATCGCTCAAATCATCTTGTAAGTATTTAACGCCTTCATTTACTGAAGTAAAAACTTTAAAACCTTCTGAAGTTAAATCAACGTAACTAATTGAACGCGTTCTAATTAAATTTAAACATTGCGAAACCATCAAATTAACATCCAATTCACCGCCATCATCTGAATAAAATCTTGTAATACATTCAATTCTCGTTATTGTTTCTGTAATAAATGAAGTTTGGTTTTCATCTATTTCATTAGTTGAAACGCCATAAACCCGAATCATTGGATAAACTGCATCGGTTGGAATTCTATTGTAAACCGGCACAATTGAACCGTTCAAAGTAATTGCATCGGTTAATTTTGCAATAATTCCGCGCCTTAATAAATGAATTGCTTCTAACATATATATTATTTTATTGCTTTGTTTAATTCGTTATTTAATCGAACTAATAAATTTTTTAAACCTTCACGCGCTGAACTAAAAAAGAAAGGCCTTGCCGGTAAATTAACATTTTTTAATCCCTTGCCTTTAAATTGTTCGGCATAACTTGCGGGAATTCCAAGTTCTAACATATCATCCAATTTAACTTGGCCGCCCGTTCCGAATTCAATATAGGGCGCATAATGCGCGCCCGCTATAACTTCAACGGTTTTTCCTTTTAACTCGGTTCTAATAGATTGTTTTAACGTTCCATTATCAACCGGCGCAGCTTGTTTTGCTTTTCTTGCAATATCAAATGCTGTTTTACCTAACTCATTAGATAAAGTTTTTTTATCAAAAGCGCGTAAATTATTCAACTTTGATTTAAGTTTTGCCAAATCCGATTGATTAATTTTTACGCTCATTTATTGTGATTTTGTAGCGGTTAACTTTGTCAAAAAGTCTAATTCAGAATCAAACTTTTCGTTAATTCTGTAATTTTGCGAACCATTACCAACAATAAAAATATCGCCTATTATAATTAAATCGGCGGTTTTCTTACGCATTAAAATTTCAATCTTTGTTTCGTGTTCACGTTTACCAAAATTGTCGCTTATTTCACCGCTAATTTGCTTTAAATCGCACCAAACAGATGCAACATTCGACAAAGTAGAATTGAAACCACCAAAACCATCATCGGTTTTAACTAATCTTTTAATTGTAATCTTTGAATTTAGTTTTCCGCTTTGCATTTTATAGAAACATTGCTTTATATGATGTTAATATTGTTTTTGATGATGTTGGAATTTCTAAAATTTCTTTTGAACTTCCTGAATCAAAATCGGCGCGGTTATCATAATACGTTGAAATCAATTGCAACATCGCTTGTTTTATTAACGAATCGTTTATTCCCGCCGTTATATATGTAATTTTAACACGTTCAGCCGAACCGCCATCCAATTCAATAGTTTCATTGTCCAAACCTAAAATTTCATAATCAGTTGTAACAATTCCATTTACTGTAATTTCAACAATACTTGAAACCGGGCCAAATGGTAAATCAAAAATTCCATTTGTAGAATCTAAATAGTAAGTTCTATTTTTAGAAACAATATCGCGTGAAATATAGTTTTCAGACCAAATTCGCGCTTGGGAAATCATTGCCGTAATAATATTATCATCCGCATCCGTATCAATTCGAACAAAATCTTTTACAGATTGTCCGGTTAATATTTCATTCCCAATTGTTGAATTTATTTTAATTTGTCGCATCTTATTTGATTTCTATATTTTCAACTTTTAATTCCTTTGTTTCGAATTTCGCTTTATTTACCTTTTTAGATATTTTAATGGCCAA